GCCCGTATCGACCGCCAGCGTCGTGGCGCTGAACGTCAGGCCCGTGGAGACGGTGATCTCCTCCACCGCCCCGCTGGAAGCCGTGGTGCGGCCCAGCAGCCGCGCCGTGGACATCGTGAGGCCAGAGCCGGTGATCGCGCCCGTGGTGGCAAAGCCCGAGACGTTCAGCGTCGTGCCGGAGAACGACAGGCCGGTTCCAAGCGAGAGCTCGGTATAGGCCGAGCCGGACCCGGCGGCGCCCGAGCCCAGCAGCTTGGAGTTGGCCGAGGCGTTGGCGATCTTGGCCAAGGTGACGGCGCTGTTGGCGATGCCGGCCGTGGCGATGGTCCCGAAGCCCAAGGTCGTCCCGGAGCGGCGCAGAACCTCCCCGTCGTTGGCCGCCGTGACGTCCGCGACATTGCCGGTGGAGTTGGCGGAGCGGGCGATGACCGACAGGCCCGCCGACTGCCGCAGCTTGGCGTCGCTGATGGTGTTGCTGTCGACCGTCCAGACCGTCCCGGAGGACGAGACGGTGATGTCGCCCTTGTCGCCGTCCGAAACCGCGCCCCCGACAGCCGCATCCACATAGGCCTTGGTGGCTTTCTGCGAAGCGATCCGGCTGTCGCTGTTGGCGGTGAGGGCCGTATCCGTGTCGAGCGTGTAGGTGGTGAAGGTCCCAGCCCCGGTGCGCGAGATCAGGCCGAGGGTCGCCAGGGAGGACAGGCCGCCAAGGTTGGCGCTGTAGGCCGGCACGTCGGTTCCGATGGCCACGCCCAGCGCTGCGCGCATCGCCGAGAAATCCGCCGCCGCCACGAAGGTCAGAGCGTTGGCGCTGAAATCCTCCAGCGCCAGAGTCTTGAAGGCGCTGGCGGCGACCTGGACTGTCGCGGCGGCCTGCACGACCGGCACGGCTTCGGTCCCGGCGAGGGCTGACCCTGCCGGCAGTTCGGAGATCTTGGCGGCCATCTAGGTCTCCAGCAGCATCGTGTCGCCGCCTTCGGTCAGGAGGAACTCGCCGCTCTCGGTGAGTAGCGCGCCGGTCAGTTGGTCGGGAAGCGCCGCGATCAGCTGCTCGAGCATCACCTTGATGTCCGCGATCAGGGCGAGGTAATCGAGCAGCGCCTTGTCGTTGCCGAGGTACTTGGCGAAGCCCTGGCGGGGGTAGTGCGGACGGGACATCAGGGCGCCGCGTAGCGAAGCCGCATGGTGGAGCGGACGCGGCGGGCCTCGACGAGATACCAGTCCTCGGCATCGACCGAGACGGTCGGTGCGGCGGCCTCAATCGCCCGATAGGCGTTCCACGAGCCCGACCCGGCGCTGAAGCCGACGAACACGTCCTCGATGTCCAGCGGGACCGTGTCCCCGGCCTGAAGGGTCAGGCCGGTGATCCCGGGATAGACGCCCCGGGCGTTGTTTACGCTGTCATAGCTGAAGGTCTGGGCGGTGATATAGAAGCTCACCCGGTCCCCGGGGTTGAGCGGCGTGCCGGTCCCGTTGTCCTGCGCCCTGAGGGCCGGCGACCAGCCGAACACCGTCACCGGCGGCAGGTTGAGCGCGCCCTCCCCCGAGCCGTTGTCGATCAGGGTGTAGCCGCAATGGCTGTCGTCGTTGACCGTCAGGGTCAGCTGAGCCCCGGCCCCGGCGCTATTCCAGCTCGCCGAGTTGGAGGGCCGCACCGAGAACACCGAGCCCGGCGCCCAGCTGTCCCCGGAGATGGAGAAGCTGGCCGTGTCGACGCCGTCGCCGTCCACGGTCACCAGGTCGACGCCCAAGGTGACGTCGTAGCTGTCCGGGAACTCTCCGGACGAGAACACCCCGCCGTCGATCAGCAGCGAGATCGGCTCGCCGGACACATAGCCGGCCGGCAGTTCGACCGTGATCCAGCCGACCGTGTTGCACAGGGCGTAGGTCCCCGGATCGTCGGAGGTGTCAAAGCTCACCTCGGCTCCGCGCATCATGCTCATACCCGCGTCCCCGCAAGCGTCAGGCCGAAGTTGGCCATGGTGGCGTCCACGACCGAGGGGCCGTAGAAGTCCAGTTCATCACCCGTGGCGAAGCTCACCGCCGCGCCGCCCGTGGTGGCGAAGATCCAGTCCCCCAGCGTCGTGCAGGTGGCGGTTCCGACCGTCACGTTGTTCTTCTGGATGTCGACGGCGAAGCTGGCGGTGGGCAGGGTCTTCGGGACCTTGCCGAACGAGCCCGCCCAACCGGCCAGGAAGTCCACGTCGTGGTCGAAGCGCTCGCCGCCCAGCCATTCGCTGGAGGTCGGCGGCCCGCCCGCATAGGTCAGCACCGCGCTGCTGTCCTGCACCGCCGTGGTCTCGGCGTCGGTGACCAGGATGGTCAGCTTGTCGATGGTCTCGAGGGTGACGCCGTCCGCGTCCTTGATGATGACCTTGTAGGACGCCCCTTGCGTGAACCAGATGCCATCGCCCGGCGGGCGGCCCGCGGAGTCCAGTTCGATCGGGTTGGTGTGGGCGCTGGGGGGGCTGTCGTTGTTGGAGTAGGTCGCCAGCGGGGTCGAGGTCTCGGCGACATAGGTATAGATCAGCCCGCCCGGGAGCGGGTTGCCTTCGTCGTCGAAGTATTGCTCGATGACGTCGAGCTTGGCGAGAGCCATGCGGGCGTCTCCGTGCTAAGGTGGGGGAATGCAGAAGACCGCGCCGCCTGAAGACGAGTTCGACGTGATCTATCGGGAAGCCTGGTTCGTGCCCGGCTTCTTCCTGCTCTGGGTGGCTATTGTGCGGGGCTGGCGCTTTGCGGCGCGCTCGGTGATGCGGCGACGGCAGCCGACCGGCTGAGCCGCTCGGCGACGGCCCGATAGAGCTGCGCCACGGCCGGGTCACGCTGGGCCATGGCCTTCAGCTGCGCCAACGCCTGCGCCTGTCCCTGCGCCGTGATCCTGGCGTCCAAGGCCGCATTGGCGGCGGCGATGGCTTCCGGCGCGTAGGCGCGCGCGGCCAGCTTGAGCCCGCCCAGCGCCGCCGCCCCGCCGGCGATGGTCGGAACGGCGGTCAGGGGATGACCGGCCATCACGGCGCCCGCAACCTTGGCCCCGGCTGCGCCCGCGGCCACCAGAGCCCCACGCGTCGCCGTACCGCTGTCCGGCGTCTTGCTGGGAAGGACGGCGCGGGCTTGGTCCGCGAACTCCTGGCCAAGCGCCCCGCCACGCGCCGACGCGCCCTTGTCCAGGGACTTGTCGCCCCTGCGAACGGACCCGCCGTACTGCGCAGGCGTGAAAACACCGCCCTCCGCCCCCTGAGCCGCTGCCGCGCTCTGCTGGCGCTTGAACAGCGCATAGCCCTTGTCGATCGCCGCCTTGCGCTTGGCGAAGGCCGGGTCCTGCCGCGCCGCAGCGGATCGCAATTCGTCCTGAACCGCCTCGATGCCCTCGGCGATGGCGCGTTGGTCGGCGTCCTGACTGGCGGCGAAGCGCTTGCGGGTCGTGTCGAGCTCTGAGTTGACGCGCTGGAACTGCTCGCCCGTGAGAACACCGCCGTTCTCGTCGAACCGCCCAGCGACGCGCTGCTGCAGGATCTCGTGCAGGCGCGCGCGGCCCGCTTCGGTCATGTCCTGCGCGATATCGCTGATCCGGGTGGCGAAGCCCTGCCTGAACTCCGGGTCAGCCGCGACGGTCCGCTTCGGGATCGTGGCGTTGTAGGCGTCGCGCAATTTCTGCTCGGTATAGGCCACCATCTGGTGACCGGCCGGGATGTTGCTCGGGACCTTCTGGCCGATGGGCGCGAGGGCGTCGTTCGCCACCGCGCGGTTGAACGTCTCGACGCTGCCTTGTCGCGCCTCCTGGATGGCCGTGCCGAGGATCGGGAGCGAGGTCGCCGCATCCTCCGTCGCCTTGGCGATGCCGCCGCGCGCCTGGCCTGGGGTGAGTTGCACACCCTTGGCTCGCAGCGCGGCCACGTTGGGGTCGACCTTGGCCTTCGGCTTGGGCGCACGGGGCGTCGAGAGACCGCCGCCCGCCGCGCCGAGCGCCAGGACCGCGGGATTGGTGCTGGCTTCCCGCGCCGCCTGCAGGCGCTCGCGCGCGCCGCCCGGCTGGGTCGCGGCCCCGTAAAGCGCGGCCTCGCCGGAGGCCAGGGTCGCGCCGCGCAGGGCGTTGGCGACGACGGGCGCGACCTGACGGCCCGCCACCACCAGCGGGGCGCGGAAGGCATTGGCCGCTCCGCCCGCGGGGATCGCCATGGTCGTTGCGCCGCCATAGGTGCGCAGCGCGTTCGCCGCGATGGGGTGGTCCTCGGTGAAGCCGGTGCGGCGCTGCATCTGGCGCTCGCGTTCGGCCTTGTAGCGCTCCAGGAACGGCCCCTTGCCCTCGGCCGCGTCGACCCCGGCGACCATCGCGGCCTTGAACTCGCCCATGAAGGGAACGCCGGAGTCGAAGGCGGCCGTCCCGCCCATGACGGCATCGCGCTTCGGCTTGGCCGGTGCTGGAGCCCGCTCGGCGCGCACGGCGATCCCCGCGTAGGGATCGGCGTCGGCCTTGCGGGAGAAGGCGGCGTAGGGGTCGCTCATTGGCGGATGCGCTCAGCGCCGTCCAAGCCGATGAAGCGCGTTCCCGGCTTCAGCTTGAAGGCTTCCTGGGGCGAGAGGCGGCGCTGACCGACCCCGGCGGCCTTGGCGGGCGCGGACGCCTTGGCCGGCTGGCTGGCGCCCGAACCGCCGACTATCGGCCGATAGCCGCTGTCCTCGCCATACGCCAGTTCGATCCCGGTCGTGTCGTTCAGGACCTGCTGGCGAAGGCCTTGCAGCTTGGTGATCGCCGCATCCGCACGGTCGGTCGCGCTCGGAATGAACGGCTTCAGGCGGGGCGTCTCCGCGGCCGTCACCGCCGCGCCGGAGCGGTCGTGGATGACCTTGGAGCCGATGTTGGCGACCGAGGCCCGGACCGAGACGCCTTTCGGGTCCGTGCGCTGCATGACCGCGTCGCCGAGGACGTTCCTCAGGCCGAGGGCGTCCGGGTTGGCCCTGATGGCCGCGATGGTCTGGTCGATGAACCGGATGGTGGCGTTGTTCTCGGCATAGCCCTTCTGGATGGCCACGGGGACGGGTTTCAGGCCTGCCGAGGTCTTGGTCGCCGGATCGGCAGGACCGCCCGGGATGAACTCCAGCTGCCCGCCGTTCCACCGATAGCCGGAGGGGGCGTTGTCGGTTGCCGGCTTCGGCCGCGCCGCCCGCACCAGTTCCGGCGCGCCGGGCTGTGCCGCGACCGCGGTTGCCGGCTGGCCAGTGCGCTGGACGTGGACGTGGTCGCCCTCGTTGATGGCCCGCGTGCCTGGGATGCGGCTCACCCGCGCGAAGAGTTGCGCCATGGTCTCGCCAGGACGCGGAACGAGATCGACCGCCTGTCCCGTCAGGTGGCGCGAGTTCGGCTTTCCGCCCACCTCGGCGTTGTGCTGGGGCGCGCGATAGCCGCTGGTGACCCGAGCGTCCGGGGCTGCCTCGGCGACGGCCGCAATCCAGTCGTCGCCGCCTTCCGCAGCCTGCGGCGCGGGCTGTTGCGCCACGGGCGCGACCGGCGTTTCGCTGCCAGGACGGCCCGGAATGCGCCGAAGCTCCTTGTCGGGATCGAACTGCTCGTATCTGTCTGGGGTCGGGGCTTGGTACTGATAGACGGGTCGGCCGGTGCTCGGGTCGATGGCCGTGTAGGAGCCGTCGCCACTCTTGGCGAACTCCAGCGCGCCCTTGGCCTTCTCGTTCCAGAAGGCGGCCCAACCCTTCGGGTCCTGCTCGAACGCCGGCCTCTCCTGTTCCAGCTTCTGCGGGTCCAGGCCAAGGCGGGGCGCCAAGGCCGCGCCCATGGCCCACGCCCTCTTCGGGTCCACGCCGCTATCGATCAGCCGGCCGATGCCCGTCGTGAGCCTGTCCAGGCCTTCGGCCTCGGCCTTGCGCTGAGAGGCGAGTTGCTGATCAAGCGCCCCGCCCGCCTCCAGCTCGCCGCCCTGGTACAGCGCATTGCGCGCGCCGGTGACGTCGCCTGCGGCCATCATGCCGCCGGCCTGTTGCGCGAGCAGGTTCTTGCGCTGCCGCGCCGCCCGCTGGCTCTGGATCTCGACCGTGCTCCAATAGGGGTCGGACATGGCTCAGAACCCGAACATGGCGGCGATCAGCTGCGGGTCGACGTCGCCGCCCGCCCCGAACACGTCGCCGAACTGCTTGGCGATGGCCTCGCCGCGCTGGGTTCGCGCGCCCGCCCGGCCATCCGCCGCCCCGAACTCGGTTCGGTAGAGGCCATTGGCGTAGTTGTTCTGCGCATTGCCTACGTCATCGGCATAGCCGCTCTGCGCCCCCGCCATGCCGTTGGCGGCCTGGAGGCCGTATCGGGCGAGCTCGTTGCGGCGGTTGAAGTCGGCGGCGAACTCCGTCGAGGCCATGCCCTGGCCGTAGCGGGTCAGGGCCTTCAGCATCCCCCCGCTGCCCAGGCTGCCGCCGGCCGCACCGCCCCGCAGGGCCGCGTCCAGGCCCTGGTCATAGCGGAACTTGTAGGACGGATCGCTCGGGCTGTACTGATAGCCTGGGTTGAGCATGTTCTGGGCGGCTTCGAACTGCGACTGGCCGCCCGCCAGATAGGGCTGGTAGTAGCCAAGCGAGGCGTCCCGCGCGCCGGTCGCGGCGGCCATGGTGGCGTCCCGCGCGCCGGTGTACCCGGCAAGCGCGTTGGTCTCTGCGCCGTTGTAGTCGTAGATGATCTTCTTGGTCTGCTTCTTCTGGGCCTTGTGGCCGAGGAAGCCGCCGAGAGCATCGCCGAGCGCGCCGAATAGGCCCATCTCAATCTCCTACTTCACGTCCGCCCAGGCGCCGAGGAAGGTCACCCGCACCGGATCGGAGACCGAGGCGCGGATCACGAGGTCCGTCCCCCGTCCCAGGTTGCCGAACTGCACGACGGTCTTGCCGGCCCCGATGCCGCCGATGTCGCGCCAGATCTCATTGCTCCAGGTGCTGCCGGCGTCCCATGACACCTGCAGCATCAGCTTCGGGCGGGAGCCTTGCACCCCGGCATCCCGCCCCACGCCCACTTCCATCTCGATGCCGAGCTTGACGACGGTGAACGGCCGGCCCTGGAAGTTGAACGGCCCGGCGCTCTGGCGCAGCTTGACCAGGGCCGTGGTGTTCTCGCGGTAGTAGTCGAGGCTGTGCTCGTAGACGTACGGGAGGGCGTAGTCGGTCAGGTAGTGGCGGCGGTTCCAGTAGAAGTGCTGATCGCCGCGCGCCCGCTCCATCTGGCCGGTCGCCGGGTTGGAATAGGCCCGCTCGTGCCACAGGCGCGTGGCCGCGTCGTACACCCAGGTCATCGAAGGCTGTGCGGGGTTGTTGTTGGTCCCGATGGCGGCCGGCAGGTTGACGAACAGGAAGACGTGCCCGGCGTCCTGGTAGCCGAACATGGTGATCTGGTCGGTGATGTCCTCGAACGAGAACAGCACCTTTTGCAGCGCCTCCTCCACGGCCGGCGAGGAGATCACTTGGGGGGCCGCGCCCGCATTGCCGATCAGATAGACCTTGCCCGCCCCGTCGCGGTTGCGGCCGACCATGGCCACGGTGTTGTCGAAGGTGCAGCAGGCGCGCATCCCGACGCAGCCGTACTCCGCAAACCCGCCCTCGATGCGCTGGAACGGGTTGTCCGCATCGCCTGAGTTGTAGTGCCAGCCGGTCGAGTCGGTCCCCAGGAGGATGATCTCGCGGTTGGACACGAAGGCGTTGACGGTCGTGTCGGAACTGCCCTCCTCCTCGAAGAACGACAGGTCCTGCACCGTCTGCGGCGCGCCCACGTCGGAGTAGTAGTAGCGGTCGCTGTCCTTGATGAAATAGAGCGTGGTGGAGTCGAGAAGCCGCGAGTGATAGCCCCTCAGGGCGTCCCCGTTCTCGGTGAACACCGGCGCCAGGACGCCCGTGTCCGGGTCGTAGATCTGGAACTGGATGCCGTCGCCGACGATCAGCTTCCCGCGGTTGTCCGAGAACCCCACATAGCCCTGCGAGCTCGGCAGCGAGCCGATCGTGAGGAACTGGTTGGAGGGGGTGATCTCCAAGAGGCGGAAGCCGATGGCGCAGAACGCGCGCCGGCCCATGACGTGACAGCCGCGCACGGGCCCGGTGAGCCCGAGCAACGCCTCACCATCCGCCCAGCGGAACGAGCCCGGCACATGCTTCAGCGCGATCGGGGCCTTGGCGTCTGGGTCATTCACCTCCGGGTACAGGTTCACCGACCGGCCGGACTGCTGGGCCGTGACCCGCGTCTTGCTGGACGGGCCGATGAACGGGAGCTCGACGCGCCGGGGAAGCGGCATCAGAAGTATTCGTACTCGACCGTGCGGCGCACACTGCTGTTGCGCTGGCTGATCGACGCCAGGAAGGCGCGAGCCCGCGCCGTGGTGGCGGCCCCGACCGCGCCGGAGAACTCGTCCGACATGACCACGGCCAAGAGGCACGCCAGGCCATCGGCCCCGCGGCGGGACAGCGGCGCTTCGCTATCCAGCGTCAGCGCGTTCAGCCCGACCCACTGGCCCAGCATCCGGTCATAGATGTAGCTGAGCGGCCCCGCGACCGGGTTGATCACCATCACCGGGACCAGATCCAGCGGAACCCGCGTGCCGCCGGTTTCCGCATCGACGATGGTGTCCGGCAGGGTGACCACCACATCCGCCACCGCCGTGTTGACGATGCGCTCGTATTCCTTGGCGGTGTAGGCGTCGGCGACCGTGACATCCGACAGCCGTCCGAACAGGCCCGTGGCCATCGCCCCGTCGTACCAGCCCTGCAGGCCCGCAAGGGCGTTCTTGGCGGCATAGGCCGTGGGCGCAGGCTGGCCCTCGTGAACCTCGTTCAGCTTGCGCAGCGCACGGGTGATGATGTCTCGGCAGGTGGCCATGGTTCACCCCAGGTCCGAAAGGTGCGGGCGGGCCGCTGAGACCCGCCCGCTTACGCCTGCGTCAGACCGGGCCGGCGCTGGCCGCCGCCGCGGTCGCTTCCGCGGCTTCAGCACGCAACGCCTCGGCGGCTTCCGCCTCCTTGGCGCGGCGCTTGGCCGTGGACACCGCATCGCGGTCCTCGCCCTGCCTGGTGAACTGCGGGTTGCCATCGAGCTTGGCCTCGACGTCGGCCAGCTTGAGGCTGCCCTTCAGGTCGGCCTGCTTGATGGTCACCGCCTCGCCGGGCGGGAAGGTGATGCCGAAGATCTCGGTCGGCCGGTAGGCGTCTTCCGGCTCGGTCGGCGTGTAGATGAAGGTAGCCATGTGCTCTTGCTCCTTTAGGTCTGGGCGCTGGTGTTGGGGTCTTGGTAGAGGTAGTAAACCGCCACCCAGATCTTGCCCGTTCCGCCGGCGTTGGCCGCGGTGTTGACCACGGCCTGGATCAGCGTCGGGGCGTCGAAGTAGATCGGACCCGACTTCAGCGTGCCGTTGAGCGGGTACAGGATCGACGCCTCCGGTTTGATCTGGCCGACGACGTCGCCGTCGATCGTGCCGAAGTTGCCGAGCCCGTCCGGGTCGGCGGTGGCGCCGACGCCCGAGCCGCCGTTGGCGGTCCAGCCGATGTCGATGTCCAGCGCCTCGGTGCCGGTATCGATGTCCTCGCCGCGGAAGTAGCCGCCCACGACCGTGGCGCCGGCCGGAAGCCGCACGAGGTCGACGGTGTCCGCGCCGCTGGCGGCGGCGGCGAAGTTGTAGAGGCCCCAGGCGCAGTGCATGACCCCGCCACCGGCCAGGCCGCCGACAGGGAACTTGGTGAGGCTGCGAGCAGCCTTGAGAGAAGCCATGATGATGTCCTTTGAAGGAGGTGGGGGCCGCCCGGTCAGAGCGGCCCGATGTCAGGTGAGATCAGCGATCAGCTGTCGGCCGCCGCCGCGAACCAACCCACGACCATGCCGTTCATCTTGCCGTTGTAGTTGACCTTCTTGACGCCGATCAGCTCCTCGATGGCCACGCCGGGACGGAAACCGTAGTCCTTGACGTAGTCGGTGCGGGGCGTGGGCTCCTGTCCCCAGGCGACGGCGACAGCGCCGGCGCCGCAGAGGACCACGGGGCGAACGTCCGCCGAGGTGTTGCCGATGCCGTCCGCCGAGTAGGTGCCGGCGGTCAGGACGTCGTCGATCTCCGGGACCTCCCGCAGGATCAGGCCGTTGACGATCAGGTCGCCGTCCTGGAACAGCGGGTTTTCGTCCATGCCGCCGTTCTCGCGAGCACGGGCGTCCTTGTTGTAGGAGATGATCGTCGTGTCAGCCGCGGCGTCCCGGAAGGACCGCGCGCCCATGAAGACCACGTAGTATTCGCGGCCCTTGGTGGCGTTGGTCTTGAACGGGCGGATGTGCGGGTCGGCCGACTTGGCCATCCGCTTCATCAGCATCAGGGCGGCATAGGTGATCTTGTCGGACGTGGTGTCCACGTTGCCGATCGCCGTCGCCCAGGTCGCCGAGTAGTTCGACTTGGTCGCCCCGAAAAGCAGGCGGTCCGAGTTGTTGGCGTTGTGGGTGTTGCGGTTCGTCGAGGACGAGTCGCCGAAGTTCACCGTCGCGCCCGACGTGTCGGTGACGAACGAGGCCAGCGCCTCGATGACGTCGTCGCGCAGCTTCTCGGACTCCCAGGTCTGCAGGCCGTCCTTCGCCGCGTCCAGGAGGTTGACCTCCGTCATGAAGCTTTCGGACTTCGGCACCCGCACGCCGTTGCGGCGCCAGGCGACGCTGATCGGGAAGTTGTAGTTGGTCAGCGCTTCCTCGTTGCCGTCGAGGACTTCCGAGCCCGCGACGCCGCGGCCCTTCAGCCGGCCGATGAACGGGATGTTGATGGTCTTGCCCGCTTCCTTCTGAAGCTCATAGCGGGTGAGGATCACCCCGCCCTTGTTCAGGTCGGCATTGGACATGTAGGGCATGAAGCGGGAGTCGCGCACGTACTCCATGAAGTACTTGCTCATCCACACTTGCTTCTGAGAAGCGGTGGCGAGAACAACTTCGGCCATTGTCGTTTATCCTTTGAAGACTGCGCCGTACGAGACGCCCGGCCCGACCGGCTGTTCGCCGGGCTTGAGCCCGCCCGCACTCGGAGCGGAGGCCAGGGATCGCGTTGGCGGCGTGATGGGGGGAGCGGCCGAAGCCGCGGGGGCTTGGTGCGCCTGGGGCGAGGCCTGACCGGCCTTCCAGGCTAGGAACGCATCGAGATCCCCGTCCTTCATGCTGGAGAGCACCTGCTCGCGCTTCCAGTCTTGGACGACAGCCTCGTAGGGGTCCGCATCGGACATGATCCGCCGCTGGTAGAGCGGGTCGGCCTGGAACTTCTGCAAGGCCCAATCGCGGGCCTTCTCCACCGTGTCAGCGCCGTACTCCTTGCGGGCGAACCGCTCGGAGGTGTCCAGCTTCTGATTGAGCAGACGTTCTTCGATCTGCTGCTCCCGCCAGTTCTCGTACCCTTCCGGGTCTTCGTACCTGTCGGGGACCTGCGGCGCGGCTTGAGGAGCCTGCCGCATCTGGCGGATTTCCTGTCGCAGCTCCTGAACGACCGAAACCGGCACGTAGCCTGGGGGGACCTGGGGCGCCTGCGGCTCGGGTTGGGGAGCCGCCTGCATCTCAGGCGCAGGTTGCGGTTCTGGATCAGGCTCGGCGGCTTCCCGGGCGATGAACTTGCCGTCCGGTCCCCGTGCGGGGCCTTCAGGCTGTCCAGGCTCGATGGCCTCCGGTTGCACGACGGGCGTCTCGTCTGGCTCGCCCGATTGGGCGTCCAGGAAGTCCAGTGGTTCCAATGCTTGTCTTCCCTCGCCCGATACGGCGGCGGCCCGAAAACGCCCGTTTCCCGGCGGCGGAGCGTGGGTCGCGTCCCCACGCTGACGGTGCGCCCGTTAAGCCCCCGGCGGCGGGGTGTTTCCGGCCTTCATCTGCGCCAGCCTTTCGGCTGAGTTCATCTGTCCGGCGAACTGATTGTCGGCCTGCTCCATCTCCGCGCCGCGGAAGGCGGTCTCGGTCTGATGGTGCTGATCGGCCTGTTCCATCTGCGCCGCGGTCAGGGCCGCGTCGTGATGCAGATCCATGGCGTGGTGCTCGCCGGTCTGCATGATCTTCGCCGCCTCGATGTGCGGGCGGGCGAGCTCGGTCTCGGTCTTGGCGCGGGTGAGGTCCGCCTCGGCCTGCAGCTTGTCGACCTCGGCCTGAAGCTTGGCCAGTTCGGTCATCGCCCCCTGGATCGAAAGCTGCGCCTGAGGGCTCTCCTGCTGCCCGCTCTGCGCCTGGTCGGCGCGCTGCTTGCGCTGGTCCAGCAGCTCCCGCTTGCCCTGGATGGTCGAGAGCTTCAGCAGATCGTCGAACGGCACTTCCTGCGGCCCGTACATCTTGGCCAGTTCGCTCAGGACCTGGAACTGCTCCTGCTGGACGTTGGCCGTGTCCGGGACGCTGTCGAGGAGGATGTCCATGTCGAGCTCGGCGATCCGGTTGGCCGCCACGGGCTGGCCGGTGTTCGGGTCGACCATCGGCTGGCCGTACTCGTCGGCCTGCGGCATGTTGAGGCCGATGAACTCCGGCGCGCCCTTCTCATCGGTCACCCGCACCCACATGGGCTGCTGCCAGTACTGCCGGGCTCGCTCCCACATCTGGCGGTAGATGCGCCGTTCCCAATCCTCGATGCCGCTGAAGGTCACCGCGAACTGCGTCATGCCCGCCTGCTGGCGGACGAGCTGGGCGCGGCCCGAGGAATCCGCCGACTGCCGGCCCAGGATGTCCGGCGTCGGGCCGAGGCGCTCGATTTCCGACTTGGCCTCGGCGAGCAGCTGAGCCTGGCCGGCCGCCATGTCCGAGGTGGGGACCTTCTCCCACCCGGGCGGGATCACGCCGTCCGGCCGCGCCGCTTCCCGGCGGACGACGTCAGCGTCCTCCATGGTGGCGAAATTGGCGTCGCTCGCCTGCACCTGGGACGTGGTGACCAGATGCAGCAGCTTCGAGCGGCGCTTGTTGATCTCGTCCTGGACGGGGCGCATGTCGCGCACCACGCCGTGACGGTTGTTCTCCCGGTCGATGTAGCAGGACTGCGCTTCGATCGGGCAGCAGGGGCGGCCGTTCTCGTCCAGGTACGGGGAGACGTCGTAGGAGAGCACCCCGCCCGCCCAATACTGGCAGCGGTACCAACGGTCGCCCTCCTGGTGATACAGTTCCACCTGCATCACACGGCGCTTCTTGTCGTCCACCCAGGCGACGCTCGAGGTTCCGTCGCCCGGCCGGTCCTTGAACGTCTCGTCCACGGCCCCAAGGCCGGCGTTCATGACGTTCTCGAGGTCGTCCTTGGCCTTGGGATGGTCGGCGGCCACCTCATCGGCATAGCGCCACTTGGCGATGCCCTTGTAGCGCGCGTCGCGGAAGTCCTTGCGGCGCGAGCGCGGGTCGTAGAAGAACTCCTCCCAGCGGATCTGATCGACGGTGACCTGAAGCCGCTCGTCCACTTCCACGATGGCCGCGCAGGTCCCTTCCACGAAGTAGTTCTTGGCGCCCTCCAGCTTCAGGGCGTCGAACTCGTTCTTGTCGGCGATGTAGCGGAGCACCTTGGAGGCGACGTCCGCCGAGTCCTCGTCCTGCGGGTTGCGCGGGTAGGCGCGCGGGTCGGTCTCCCCCTGTTTCAGGACGCCGAGCATTCCCTCGATGGCCGGGCGGATGCGATTGAACGCCCCGTCAGGCTGGCGGCGGCTCTTGAGGGCGGCCTTCTCCGCCGGGGTGAGCTGGTGGCCGTGATAGTAGTCGTCGTCGGTCTGCGATTCCCGGCGGGCGTCGACCGTCAGGTCGTTCGCCTCCTTGAACATCCGGCGCAGGCTCTCGATGCTCGGCGGCGTCGGCTTCTCGGCGGGCGTCATAGCGTCTTCCATGAGCCCTCCTCGTCCGAGCGTCGGCGGCCTCGCCAGATGTCGAGGTCGGTGGGGTTGTTGGTCGGCTCGGGCGGCTTGGGCGGTCGGATCGGGCAATTCACCGCGAACTCTCCGAAGGCGTCAGCGCCGTGGCTGTTCTCGTCGTGGAGCGGACCCGTGTAGGTGCTCAGGCTGGCGTTCCAGCGCTTGCGGTAGTTGCGCAGCCGGTCCAGGCCCACCGCGCAGGCCTGCGCATCGAACGACACGATCGGCAGTATCCGCCGGGCTGCGTTGATCCGCTCGGCCGGGTCCTGCGCGACGCCAACCCGGATCGGCTTCACGCCGAGGCCCATGAGGGTCTGATAGCGAGTGCGGGCGCCCTGCCCCCACTCCCGCACCATCACGTCATGCGGGAGATGGTGGCGACCGTATCGATAGCCCTTGGCCTCGAGGATCGGAACAATCGTCTCCGGCCCCTCGCCGGAGGTCTCGAAGTAGTCGATGGCGCGGACCTTCTGGCCGTTCTCCTGAAGGAACCAGATAGCGGTGTAGTCATCCACGCCGATGTCCCACGCCGTTAGGACCGGCAACGCGGGGTCATGGGGGAAGCGACCAATTCGGCCCTCGTCCTTGGCCTTGGCGATCTGCGGGCCGTAGTAGGAGCCCGGAACCGCCGCATCGAAGTCCACCAGGTACTCTTGCCGGTACTTGGCGTCGCCCTCGTCCTCGGACCCCGCCTCCGCGATCAGTTCCGCCCGCTCCTTGGCGAGCTGTTCAGCACTGAACACGCCCGTCTCGGTCGCCGGCAGGCGCTGGGTGAACCACTCCGGGTCGCGCTCCCGCGCCTCGAAGCTCCGCGTGGCGTGGTTGCGACCGCGCGGCGTCCAGATAAACACCGCCCACCCGCCGTTCTCGGCGAGGATCGGCCGCATGTAGGTCCAGGCGTCGGGCTTGGCCAAGGACCATTCGGAGAACACCACCCCGACTGGCGGCGAGCCCACGAGGCTGTTGAAGTTGTCGGAGCCAACGACCTGCCAGGTCGACCCGTTCTTGAAGCGGATCAGCATGTCGTTGTCGCGGGTGCTCTCCCGCAGAGCTCGCGGGAAGGCCTCGTCGATACGCCTCAAGCCCGTGTGCGGGTTGATCGCCTCCCAGATGGCCTTGCGGGCCTGCGCCGCCTCAGGAAGCATGTGCCAGTAGGTCCCGACCCGCTTGGCCGACGCTATGGCCGTCCAGTGCAGAGAGACGTCGTCCTTGCCGGCCCGGCGATGCCACGCGACATCAGCCCGCAACCCGCCGGTCCTGAGGTAGCGCCAGAGCGGCTCCTGATAGTCCCGCCGCTTCCAGCCGTTCGGCAGGCGGACCGTGAGAGTCTGCCTAATCGCCGTCGTGATCATCAACGATCTCGATGCGCAACCCGCCCTGAACGCTGGCGTCGATGGTCGACAGGCGCGGGTGGATATAGGGCGCCGCGTGCTTGGCCGCCTCGAACCGCTCGGCGTCCGGCTTGTCCTCGTTGCGCAGGATGCTCAACATGAACTCCAGCGGAGTGATACCCTCGCTGGCGGCCCTGTCGGCGATCTCCCGCGTCTTCTTTGTGGTGTAGCCCGGCTTGCGCCCGGCGCCAGGCCTCGCGCCGCCATGACCCATGTTGATCTGCCTTGGATGATTTCAAGCTGCGGCCGGGTCGCGGGGCTGTACTACATCCAACGAAAGATGTAATACACCGCGATGTCTCAGCCGAAGGATCCGCCCATATCGTTCCGCCCTGGCGCCGCTCGTCTTGAGTGCATCGAGGCGTGGGCGAAGGAACGAAAGCTTTCTCGCCACCTGGCGATCCTGACGCTTCTGGACGCCGGGCTTCGGGCGCAGGGTCCGAGCCTGCCGGCCCTCGAGGTCCAGACTGCCATCAGGGCCGAAGCCGCACGCCGCCAGGGGAAACCGCAGCCGGAGCCCTTCAAGAGCCGCCTCAAGGGCGAGTGGAAGCCTCGCTAACTGACGCTTCCAAACAGCGCGATGCCAAAGCCGACCGCGAGGAGGATGGAGCCGACGCGGGTGCGGATGCCGGCGGGGCTGTTGTGGCCGATGGCCAGGAGGAGCGCGCCGAGGAACAGGATGATCGCGGTGATCAGGGTCATGCGGGTTTCGAGCCTCCGATGTGGCCATCATGGTCCCGGTCGAACGGGGCGATCTGCTTGCGGAGCTTGCGGTTCTCGTGGGCGAGGGAGGTGATGAGAGCCGCTTGCACGATGATGATCACCAGGAAGACGGCTATGCAAGCGTAGGCGTCGAACATGGTTGAGGCCTCGCTGTGGAGGCGTCAGTAGCTGGGTCGGAGAGGGCCGGCGCCCACCCCAGCACATTGCACGAGGCTGCGCGAGCCGATGGTGCTACGCAGATTGTCGGCGACCTTCAGTGTGCGCGCGAGGCGGTCGGCGAGGCTGCTGGCATCGTACAGAAGCCCCCCGCTAGGGGCGTTGGCGCCCGGCGCGTTCTCATCCGAGCCGGTGCCGGTGAGGATGCCATTGAGCGATATCAACACCGCGTGGAGATCGTCCACCAAGCAGTGGCCACGAGCGACGCTGTCGACAAGTGACGGTGGGGCGGCCGTATTCGAACCGTAGACTTCCATGATTGCCTCGCTGTGTGGGGTTCCCCAGTGGTCCGATCGCCTTTGGGTACAGGGCTCGCTGGGGAGGCAGCGGCCTTACTGGGAGGGTGTGGCGTTCGGGCTGGGGAAGGGGTTAGGCCACCTTGAGCTTCGACAGGACTTCCTGAACGAGCTCAGCAGCGGCATAGGGGTCGTAGTCGAACCACTCGCCACTGAGGCGGTAGTCGGCGAGAAGGGCGTGACACTGGCGCTCGACCTTCCGGGCCAATCCGCCGAATGCCTCAACGTGAAAGTAGACCCTCAACTTCCAGGGGAAGCCCACCTGCAGGCTCTGCAAACGGTCCCTGACATCCTCGGCGATGCCGATCTTGACGGGTTGGCCTGGGCTGCTGATCACGTAGACGCATTGACGCTCAGCGGCTTGCTTGGTTTGGCGCCGTTCTTCCGCCTCGGCGGCAGCGCGTCGCTTGCCCTCCAACATCGCTGCCCGTATGATTTGGGCTCGCTGCTTGCGGACCAACTTGCCCTGCTGGCGCATCTCGTTGCGGGGCAGGTGGATCGGGATGCCGAGCTCGGTCAGCAGTTGCCACGCGATCTTGCGGGCCCGGGTTGTTTGCGAGGGCTCCACGGCAATCTCCACCGCGCCCGGCCTGCCAAGCCGGGAACGCGTCCAGGGTTCACAAGGGAGGTTGCGAACGCCGGGCGCGGTGAAGCCCTTGTTCGCGTTCAGCCCATGGCAGCGGGCTTGGATATCTCGGAGCGCATTTTCGGAGGGTCAGGCCTATCAGGCCCGCAGGATTGGCGATCTAACCGCCATTCGGGGGCGCTAACGCCCGGGCCGAAGCCTTTCCCCCGAACTCCCTACCACAGATATTGCCTTAACTATGGCTGGTTCGCAAGGGGTTGTGTTACGGCAGCCCGTCAGGCGGCAAGGCGCCCCGCAACATCATCTCCACGGCAACCGACATCGGGCCGCTGATCCGAGTCTTCCCACGCTCGTAGTCCCGGATGCTCTCGCCGGGATCGCGTCCGCCCAAACGAAGCGCCCGCCCCATCTCGGACGCGTGGAGCGGGCGACCATAGCCCCAGAGTTCGCCAAGGGCTCGGCGGGCGTCACGTAGTTCTTCGGGGGTCAAAGCGTCTCCAGAAGGCTCAGCGCCTTGTCCAGCTTGGCTGCGGCGCGGCGTGTCGGACTATTCTTCGGCGCCATGGACCGGTAGGCATCCGACGCGCACTGATCACGCGCCTCCTCGAGAGCCTTAACGGCCCGATCGACGCGGTTTTTGGCTAGTTGGCTTAGCATTTCGAATTGCGTCCTCTCTTAGAGCGGCGTGGTTGGCGAGGCCCAGCCGAAGCGAGCCGCGCAGGAGGTGGAGCAGGTCTGGGTCTTCGCAGTCGTTGATGGCCTCCGCCAGCTCTGCGACTAGCCCCCGCACCCGATTGTCTCGGATGCGGGCGATCCAGAAGTCATCGCCCCTCACAGGGCGAAGACCCCGTGCTTCGCGAGTTGCGCGCGGTGGAAGCCGATCCGCTGCGCGATAGCGACCGCGTTGCCTTCTCCGCGAGCCAGGAAGCTTTCCAGCTGGGCGATCATGTGCAGGTGGTAGGTCATCTCGGTTCGCCCTCTTCAGGTGGGGCGTTGCCCCGTTCGTTGAGTTAATAATACGGATCTTATCCGTACTGTCAACGGGTTTTGTGCGGATTTATGCCGCCCTCTCCAACTCGTCCAGCTTCACCTTCAGCCGTCCGCCCTTCTCCGGTTGCAGGACAGCCGCGGTCTTGGTCATGCTCAGCACCTTGGCGATGTAGCCCTTCCAGAGACCGGCCTTGACCTTGACCCGCTCGCCTCGGGTAGGTTGCCAGGCTTCCGGCTTTCGGGTGTAGTCCAGCTCCCCGAACAGCTCGGCGAGGAACACCGCCTGCAGGGCCTCAGGAGACACGCTGGCGGGGGTCTTGGATCCATCGGGAAGCCTGGTGACCACGAAGGCGTAGACGCTCTTCAGTTTGCGGATTTCCGCAATGTCCTCGGCGGCGAAGCACTCGGTGAAGATGTAGCCCGGAAACGCCGGCCGGCGGAACCGGCGCTTACGGCCCATGATCACACGGTCCATGGTCTCCTGCGGGTAGTAGGCGCAGAAGCCCTTGGCTCGGAGATCCCGGGCTGTCTCCGCTTCGGTGCGGTTGTGGACGAGGGCGGCGAGGATCATCGAGCAACCTCCGACGCGGATTGAGTGTTCTCGAAAGCTCGCGCGCAGCTTTCATCACTGAGGTTGGTTATTGTTACAAACCCTTGAGGGGTTTGTAACATACCTAGGTTAGTTCTATCCCAAGGATAACTACCCGCGTGTACGCGCGAGGCTGCGCGATGCACAGTTCTGGGTGTTACAAGGCCGTTACTGTAACAGTTGTAACAGTATTCGTTCATAGGTATTCGGCCCCCTTATCTGTCACCCAGAGCCACCTATCCTCGCGTCCGATGTAATCACCCCTCCACAATGCGTCGCCGTCTCGGCTCATTGCGGTGCGAATAGCTCCCGAGTTCTTGTTCTGCCCGTAGAGTTGGACATAGAGGTCACGGAAGGCTTCCCACGCCACGCCATAGAGGCCATGGCCCGGGACCACCCCGCCGAACTGGCTGGTGGCGGTGTCGAGGATCTTCAGGAAGGCATGTTCGCCGGGGGAAAGCCGGTTTCGCTTGCTGGTCTGCGCCGTTCCTAGCTGGGCGGGTCTCACTACGCAGGACGTGATGAGGTCACCGTCGTCGTCGCTTCCAAGGGTCACAGATTGCAGCTCGAAACCGAGCTTCAGACCGCTTTCGCCGTCCTTCAGCTTCACGAGGTGCAGTTGTCGTTCGCTGGTCTCTGGGTCTTTAACAACCTCGACTACAGTCTCAATATTGGCGCGAAAGCTCGTGTGGCCACGCTCGCGCAGGCCGCCGGCGTTCTTGTGGTGCACCCACAGGACCGCAGAGCCGGTCGCTTCGTTCAGCCGGTCGCCCGCGTCGAGCATCCGGCCCATGTCTTCCGAAGCGTTCTCGTTGGCGCCGGTGCTGGCGGCCGAGAACGTGTCGATCACGATCAGCGACAGGGGGCACGGAAGCGCCGCCTTCCAGGCCAGGCACTCCTGAATGAGCTTGTCCGTGTCGCCGTCGTGGGAGAACAGGTTGACCTTCTTGGGCAGCAGCACGAACGGCAGATCGCCCGTCACGCGATGCTCCAGCCGATAGGCGCGCATCCGCTTCAGAAAGCCCTTGCCGCCCTCGCCGGCCTGATAGATGACGCCGCCCTGAGTGGTCTTCAGACCAAGGAACGGCACGCCGCGGGCGATGGCCAAGGCCATGTCCAGAGCCAGGAAGCTCTTGCCGGCCATGGAGTCGCCGTAGAACATCCCCTTGTCGCCTTGGAAAATCAGTCCCTTGACGAGCGGCAGATAGGGCACGCTGACCGCATCGAGGTCGGACCAGCGAATAGCCTCGAACTGGCTCTTGGGCGGCTCCGGGGACCATTCCGGGGCCTTGGCCGCCATCATGGCGAGCTCGGCTCCCTCGCCGCCCATCGCCAGCCAGTCCGACACGTCGCCCTTGGGGGGCAGGTCGTGGAGTTCCAGCATCCGCACGGACTTCGCCCGGCCCTGCAGGCTGGCCGCCACCTGGGCCGCATGGGCGCGCCCGGCGTCGTCGTTGTCGGGCAGGATGCATACCGTGGCGCCGGTGAGGAGCGCCGAAAGCTCGTCCGACCATTTGCCCGCGCCCATGGCGTTGCACGTGGCGCAAAGCTTTTCCTTGGCGAGGTTGTCCGCGTCCTTCTCGCCCTCGACGAGAAACACCATGTCGTGCCTGGCGATGGCGCTCAGAACCTCGGCATAGCGATATGGGACCTGGCGCACACCCTTGACGCCCCAGGCCCAGCCGCCGGGCGACGAAGGATCCGGCCGGCGCTGGCGGAACGTCTTCGGGGAGAAGCGGCAGACCTGAAACAGGA